TACACGAAGATGATGTATTAAGAGAAGCGGGATTACCTGTACGAGAACATTGTCTATCGAAACCAACACCAGCTCAAAATAAAGCTATGAAAGAATTTCAAGAGAAAATGGAGAAGGAAGGATTTGATTCTATTACAAAACGGTTTAAAGAAGATATAGGATAAATATACAACTATTTTTGTTTAAAAGCTGTATATAATCAGAAAAATTAATTGAATTCATTATTTACTTATAATAAGATGTCACGGATATGTATCGAAAGTAAATGTAATACAAAAGCAAGTTTTGGATTAATAACAGATATCAAACCTTCATATTGTTTATGACTGTGATACTCATACGGTTATAGTATAAATTGATGAAAATTGTCATAGAAGCTACAAAGAATTCTGAAAATGTACTAAGCTTTCTGAAGAGGTAAATGCCTTAGGGGATATTCCTGTACATCTAATTAGATTCAATCCACATAACTTTTATTTAAATGATAAAAAAAATACATTATCACTCGATGAAAGATTAGAGAAATTGATAGAAGTCTTAAAATTTAATATAGATAACTTACACGAAGGGTTTGTTAGAGTTACTCAATTATACTATGATAATGATAAAGAAGAAATAGAAGACCGTGCTGATATTACAGAGTATTTAAAGAGTAATAAGATGATAATATTCATATTATATTTTTTGTTTTATCTATGAATTAAATCATTATATAACTTATAATGAGAAATGTCGTTTGTGTTCCTATCATTGTATCTTTAATTATCGTTTGTATAATATGTGTGATGATTAGTTTAATGAAGTATAACCAGCATAAATTTATTAATAAAGGAAAATTAACTTTTGGAGAAGACAAGTATCAGCAAGATACCGCAATAAAAGATGGAAATAATAAAATATCAAGTCCTGCTATATGCGTTTTTTCATTTGATATAGAGAATAAAGAACAAGTTAAAGATGTTATAGATACTATAGCAAAAAGAACAGTAATATTTACTCATACATACTTTAAAAAGTATAAAAAAGTTTATGAAAAAATTAAGAAAGTCAAAATGATTAGAGAAAATCATACAAACAACATTTATGATAATTTCGATATCATTATGCCTGATCCTATCATAATTATATATTCGTATGATCAACAAAAAATAATGATAGCAATGGATCACATATACATAGGTGGTTATTTCTTTATGGAATGGTCTACATACGCATTTTCAGGTGATAAACTAACACCTTATAAGCTCAATTATACTCCAGGTCTGACAGAATTAAACTCGTTAAGATTTATTTTAATGGATGCTATACCTTCTTACATAAGAACTAAAAATGATCTACCGTTATTTGATAATGATGATCAAATAAAGAGATATACGCTTAAATTAGATGCTAATGATCTAAAGAAAAAACATAATTCAAAAGAGATTAAGATGTGTATAATTTATGAAATAGCAATAGTATTATTAAGATATTCAACTATTCATAGAAAGTTGAATATTCTTATACCAGTAGCATTTGAGAACACTGATTATATTTTTAATAATGTAGGTGCTATATTTATATCTGTTAGTAAAGATGATACAGTAAGTAGTATTACAAAAAAAGTTAAAAATAACTTATATCATACAATTGCAACTAATCATCTTATGCAAATAGTACATGCAGGTAGTGGCGCAAGATCTACAATAGATGCTATTATGACAATAGGATATACAAAAAATCCAAAATTAGTAAATGATCACGAGTTATCTCGTATAGAAGTTTCATTTAATACTATGTGTAAATATGCTTTCTATTGTACTTCTTTTACATTTGGAGATACGATTAACATTACATTTACTATTATGACACCAAAGTTTGCTATAAAGAAATTTTTAAAGAATGAAAAAGATATTAAACCAGCTTTTAATACTACTATTTAGATTCCATAACTTCTTTCAGACCGCGTTTGATATAGAATGGAACATCTACACAAGCACCGCTATCACTGGGTACTGTAGAATTATTTAAAAGTTCTTTAATTGGTACCCATTTAGTCCTAGACGAATCTTTAGAAAAAGTAGGATCTAACTCTTCATTTTGCTCGTGTTTGTTGTAATCAATTTTAGCATTTTTTGGAAGTCGGATAATTACATTTGCTCTCTTTGTTTCTGGAGTATCCTTAAATAGGTTTGTATTTGCTATCCCCTTACCATAGTAAGCAGCTTCAAGATCCCATCCTGTCATAGCAGAAGCTCCTCTAAGAGCAGTTAATTCCATATCCTCATCACCTTGTCTAAATCCTGAAGGTAATTGTAATTTATTTCCGTGTTTACTTAATTGCCCTATTAAGATATCATCTCCTTTCGTTAATACTAAATTGGCAGTAGAATCTCCTCCAGTAATATCATTGTATGGACCACCACCAAAAAGAAGACCTTCAGAAATTAAACCACCCAACATCGGATCGTTACTATATCTAATTCCTTCAGGAGGACCAATAGGAGTCATATTTTTAGGTCTATTTCTACTTGATCCAGCATTTAAAAATAATACCGCAACTATTAATAAAACTATTAAAAATACTTTCATACAAGTTTCTCCAAGTGCCACCATTAAATCTATATATATAAATAAAACATAACTTTCCAAAAAATATATGTTACGAATAGTATTAACACCGTATGTATGTTAAATTGTATTTGATGTTCTCCATTATAACTTAATACGAACGAAGGCGAATACATTATACTGATTATTCTTTGTAATCTTATACATATTCTATAAGATACACGTTCTATACTGTTAATAATACTAATAGTATGTTCATTAAAAGGAATCATATGAATAACACGTCTCATATTATCTGGTATCAAAAGATTTTCATCTTTATCTTCTTTTTGTTTTACTGTAAGTACGTATTCTTGCCTACACAATGGACATCTATTATCTCTTTTGAAGAAATCTAATACACAAAACTTACAAAATTGATGATTACAATCTAATTCAAACGGCAATTTTTCTTCAGTATAACTATCTTTACATATTACACATTCACTCATCTTGTATATTATATTAAATTAACCATTTAACATATCAATGTATAATGAATTATCATTCTATATTAAATAGTATTAAATCTGTAAAGATACTTCCTGTGGCCATAATAGATGACGAAATATATATTTTGTTAGGAAGAGAACGATGGGGAAAACGTGCTAATAAATTAGATTTGATAGGAGGAAAGATTGAAAATGGAGAGACTATTTTTCAAGCTTTGAGAAGAGAAAGTTATGAAGAGGGTAGATTATTTGAAAAAGATGGAACAGTTGATGATTTAAAAAAATGGATTAAAGTGTGGAAAACACGAGACGGATATTACAAAATTACTATATCCAATATTATAATATATGTAGCAAAATTACCTAATAATTTTAGTATAGATAATTCTAATGATAAACTATCAAAATTTCAACATAGTAAATGGGATCCGGAATGGGAGTTATCTGAAATAAATTTATATAACACTTCTACGGATAGTAAAGATGGATTATCTTGGTTAGTCAAGAAAACGTTAAATATATTAAACAAGAATCGCATTAAAGAAAATTTATAATTTAAGTTAAGATATTATTGTATATAATGTCTGATTCAGAATCTTACTCAAGTTCAACTTCTTCAACATCTAATAGCGATCAATCTACAGAAAATATGAAAAAATATAAACCTGGAGGATATGCTCCTGTTTCTATAGGCGAAGTCTTAAATGCTAGATATAGAATAATAAAAAAAATAGGATTCGGAGAATTTAGTACAGTATTTCTTTGCTATGATTATAACGACACTCAGAATTTCAAAGCACTAAAAATAGCAAAAAGTTCTAAAACATTTACAGAAGCAGCCGAAGATGAACGCAATATATTATCTAATATAAATTCTAAATATTGCTGTAAGTTACACAATTCATTTACATACACAAGTCCTTTTGGAGAACATATAACTTTAGTATTTGACATATACGGCGAATCTTTGTATAGTGTTATGAGAGAATATAGACATAACGGAATACCTATAAAATGCGTAAAATCTATTACTATTGATCTATTAAAAGGTCTTATTGACTGTCTGGAATGTAACATTATAAATACAGATATAAAACCCGAAAATATATTAATAAGAAGCCCTACTAAGGAAATATCAAATATAATAAAAAAATACGTACCTCCTAATATTGGAGATGTTATTGTTAATATTCCAGTTACGACAAAAAAGAAAAAAAGAAAGAAATATGATGAGGACGAATGTTCTGAAGAAAATGATGAAGACTTTGAGAAACGTATATCCAATGTTCTGTTTACTGATTTTGGTAATGGTTGTTCCACAGAAGATCCATATAAAGATTATATTTGTACATTACCGTATAGACCACCAGAAAATATAATAACTAAAAAATTTACGGCATCTGCTGATGTATGGTCTTTAGGTTGTACTATTTATGAAATGCTAACTGGAAGTGTTCTATTTGATCCAGATGTATATGAAACAGGAGATAAGAGAGAAGTTTCGGATACGCATTTAGCATCTGTAATTGAAATTACTGGAGGAAATCCTACTATTTATAAAGATGGTAAAAGATATAATGAATATTGTAGGCCAGATGGAACTTTAAGATTTATTAGAAATCTTAAAAATATATCGTTAAAAAATAAAATATCGTCAAAGATAGATATTAGCAAAAGAGATGCCGAAAAGTGGGCTAATTTTATTATATATATGTTAAACTTTGATCATAAAGAAAGACCTACTCCACAAAATATATACGATAAATACATTGATTGGCTTTCATCATAATTATTTTATTTTCACCATCGCACAATAACTATGTTGAGACTTTCCTGTTACTTTATTATTCTCAAACCATTTCAATTTCCCTTTAGATTTTCGTATAAGAGATAAAATATTAAGTCCGTGAGTACATATAATACCATCCAGTTTTGCTATAACTTTCAAAGGTCTATTAATTTCTGTAAGAGGATTTAATGCATTATATTGCATTTCATCGAATTTATGTATAGACCTATATTTAGTATCAAATATATGTTTATGTTTATAATATCTTTTAAGTATCCATTCTACTGTCATTTTTTTGTCCATTAATTGTCTATAACAAAATGGCATTACATATAATTCGCGTAATCCATATTCTATTCTTATTAATGGACGTTTTTTAAAAATAGAATTAACGATACTGGAAATAACAATACTAGTTTCTATACATCTAACAAAAGGTGATGAATAAATATAATCTGGTACATAATTATCATTATTTTTGATATCATTTATAATTTTAAGCATAGCCTTTCTCACCAATAAAATACCATTTTTTGTTATATAAGGATCTTTATGATTTTCTTGATATCTTTTTGTATTTTTCCATATGTTTGGATAAGCAAAATCTATACGTTCGCTATGTCTAATTAAATAACTACATTTCATATTTTATTGTATATTATATATAAATATGCCTGAAAATAAAATGATAGCTATAGGAGTTGTATTATCAGTAGTAGTTATAGCGAGTATTATCATATTATATTATGTATTTAAAAGTGGAGATGGAGATGGAGATGTAGGTAATAACTCATTTGGTTCTTTAAATATAAAATCAGAGTTTGATTGGAATCGAGGTTGTCCTGAAGGATGGGGTAATACAATAAAAGATGCAGCATATGGAGCAAATACTGAAAGATGTGCTACAGAGGCTCCACCTGATGTTGTGTTGCCTAAAAAATTTGGTGGAGATGGTATCAGAACAAGAGAGGACTACTGTCTGAGTAATAAGGGTAAAGTGAAGAAAGGTAAGTTCACATATATAGATAAAGAAAACTGTGTAACGACGAA